ATCAGCCATTAATGAAAATCCCTCCATGCAGTTCCATCGTAACCTTGGAATTTATTAGTGGTTGAATTAAATCTCATATCTCCTGCTTGTGGTGTAACACTACTTGCAACATCTGATATGTTTACGCGACCTGCGACTGTGATACTTCCTGTCTCCTCAATAGCTACCTTTCTAATATTGACAGTAACATCTCTTGATTCTAAGTCTAAGACAATGTTATTACCCCAGTTTCCTAAAATCTCTATTACTTCTTCTATATTATTTTTATTCCGAAGATCGGGAAGATAACTATAAGCCATGACTATCTCTTCCCATCCGCAGCAACATCCATACGAATAGTTCCAAACTTCCATTGTACAGCATTAGACGCTCCCGCAATTCTTATAACCGATTGCCTACCACGAGAACGAGTATATACATACTCTGTAGTACTTGTTATATTAAACGGTCCTTTGATTGAAGAAGCATTAAAAGAACCTGATGGATACTCTTTACTTTTTATAGTAAACTCAATAGATCCACTATCTACTACAAAGTCAGGTATTACCCTATCGACAAAAAGTATTTCATCGCCGTCTCCTAAATCAAATTCTCCTGATTCAATAAAAGATTCTATAGCTGATCCATCACCTGAGTAAACTCCATCAGGTTCATTGTTCCACAGATAAGAAGTTGTACTACTAACCCCCGGCGTAAGCATAGAACTAAACAATCCCTTGTCTTCCCACGCTGTCCATTTAGATTCACCAAAGACCCAGTAATTACTAACAGGATTATAGGTAACATACTTATCACACTCAGTTGCTCCATCAGAACAATAGAGCCATGTAATTTCACTAAACTCTGAGTTTACACCTGCATATACTTTATCTTGTTGGTCTACATTAAAGTTATCAAATATATATCTTAATACTGTACAGTTTAAAACTTTAAGTGCGCCATCAAAGGAGTAGAATTGTCCGTTACCCATCCAATAACTAACACCATTAAAATCTACAGCTGCATGTCTAGAAATACTTCCACAGTTCTCAGCTATCTGTCTTGTTGTAAAAATGTAAGGTTGACCTACATATTCTAAACCATGTAAAGCTGTATCTGAATGAACAAGAATAAGGTTTCTATATCGTGTAGCACTTTGAATACGGGAACCTCCCGATAGTCTTACAGAACCTGCTGTACTACTTACACTAGGTATCCAATTTTCAATATCTTCTTGATTAGACCAACGGACAAGCATAGGATCAAAATTTCCATCTAGATCATTACACCCAAAACAAAGAGCATGTCTATCAACAGGAGAAACTAAAGCCATATCTGTAACTGTTGGTGATGCGCTTACTTTTATGGCTCTTGCGGAAAGTCCATTATCAGCTACCCAATGATAAAGCTCACCACGAGGAGAGTAATCTATAATAAGATTTTCACCAAAGTTATCTAAAGTATACTGTCGCATATTAATACCAACACCACCTTCTGATGTTGCTAGAGCAGAGTTCCATGTCCCTCGTCCATATGTTCCTGCACCATAACCATAACCAAAAGAAGTAGATGATGTACCTGTCTGTAAAAGAAAGTCTATACCAAAAGCTCCTGCACTAGTTGCGTTAGCATCGGCAGTAGAAACATATTCAAATGTAAATGAGTTTGCATCAATAACACTTACAAAATAAGAGTTATTACTTAATGATACGTTTGTACCTATTTTACCTGTTTGACTTGTAAATGCTACCCATGTCTTACGTCCTACAATTAAGCCATGCGTAGTAGCTGTAACAACAATACGAGTAGATCCAGATGTTGTATTACCTGTAGCATTTGTAGTAGAAGCTTGG